ATTTTTGCATCTTCTTTACTTAGCGATCCTAAAATAAATTGTAAGTGATTAATTGCTGCGTGACCTGTCATAACCCTATCAGACAAAACACTAAGATTATCTAGTGCTTCTTGTAAGGACTTATGATTAACATCTTTAGCAGTATCATAACTTGGGATTTTTCTGATATAAAATTGAACAAATGGATTCAAAGCTAATTTAAACACTCGCTTTAATAATTCATTGGTAGCATTCTTCTTTAGAATAGCTTCCTTAGCAAGACGAGAATTGTCTAATGCTAATTGTTCAATAACGGTATAAATTGCGCTCATTTCTGCTCCTTAATGCCTTATTATAACATCTTTTAGGAAAGAAGTCAAGCAACTGCATTGAAAAACGGGTTAAAGTGCGGGGTAATAGAAAATTGTAAAGAATACTTGGTTTCTTCCGCAAGTAAATTCTTTTTAGCTTCCTCTACCTTATCTAAATTAGCATATACCCCGACAATGAGTTTACGTTTAACTCGTTTAATGGCATCCAGATATTTGGCTTCGAGAATATATTGATTATACATGAAAATAAAGTCCTTTCGCAGGAACTTCTTGATTTACATATTCATCATCAACAAAATCTAAAGTACCATCAAAATGATATCCCGCCCCTCGTAAAAACATCTCAATATTTTCTAGAACTTCGGGTAAAAAGTCTTTTTCAAATTCGACAGTTGTTTTCTCATTTCCGTGATCACAAATAAGTGTAAATTTAGACATGGTCTTTACTCATGGTTGTAGTTGTTGTAATTGTTTGATACATAGTCTCAAACTCTTCGTGTTCTTCAAGTTCCAAACTGAAGTTTTGCTTGTGATATACTTTTGCCATTCGACGAAATGTCTTTTTGGAAAGTTGATACTTATCACAAATTTCTTTAATAGCTTCACGCATAAACTCTCGCTCGCCTTCGGTGCGAGTCATAGATGCACTAATTTCTTTCATGCAGTCTAAGATAGCTTTACGATCTACTGGGCTTGATGGTATTGTCATAATAAAGGTTTCCTTTCTATATCTTCTTCGACACAATTATCACCATATTGTATTTCTACAATTTTTAATGGCTTATCAGTTTCATTACAAAGCTGATGCCATTTTGTTTTACTAATATGAAGACTATCAAATTTTTGATAAACTCCCAAAAGGTAAACATCGGTACCTACATCTATAGTATAGACTGTGGCTGTTCCTTCAGATACAAACCAATGTTCTGCTCGATCTTGATGCCTTTGCATACTCAAGCATTTTCCTGGTTCTACTGTTAATTCTTTTACCTTGACTTCTTTACCCTGTTCGTGTAAAACCCTATAGTAGCCCCATGGTCTTTCTGTTTTAGGAGCCTTCCACTCTTGAAGAATCCACGAACTGGAATTCATTTTATTTTCGCCACCAACACCAAATGCGAATGATAAATTACAATCTACAACATCCATTTCTGGAATATTATCTTTAGTCCTGTCGCCGCCGTTGGCAAATATAAGTTCGGCATCGGGATAATGTGCTCTTGTCTGTTGAATAAAATGTTTTGCCGATCCGTCGTCGTCATCAAAGGTAAAAACTTCGTCGACCATTGATAAATTATTAATAACACAAAGTCTTTCGTTCCATGGCATAAAGGCTGCACCTTTTTTACGAACAAGCCAATCGTCAGAATTTAATCCAACAATTAATATGTCACCTAAAGTTTTTGCAGCTTTAAAATAAGCAATATGCCCAGAATGTAGGGGATCAAATCCGCCAGTGATTAAAACAATTTTAGACATTAGCGTCTCATACTTGAAATAGATTTTGCCTCATCATCACTAAAGATGGGCACGGCATTGGACTTGTGCATTGTTCCAATGCCAATCATTTTTGTTCCTGTATATTGTGGAATTTGTTTTTTGGCAGCAATACCGTCGCCCGTATTTAAACTGGGGATGTGCTTAGTTGATTGTCTACCTGCAGGCGCAGATAATTTATAAGACAACGGTTCCGCTGTCATTGCTCTTTTGCGAGATTTTTCTTCTTGCTCGATGCCTTGATTTTTAAGCAGTTGTTTCCAAGCTGCATCTAACTCTCTTGCCTTACGAGCCTCATCTGCATTACGAAATTTAACTTTGCCTTTTTTCTTACCCGAAGTAGAAAGCCAAGGACCCACAATATGCATTGTCATACGAACTCCAATAATATAATTATATTATAACACCTTTTTTAATGCTTGTCAAATGCTCTGTATTTATATTCTACTCGATATCTTGAATCATACAAAGGTTCGGGTAAAGGGGCTCCTTGATCTGACCATTTTTCTTTTTCTTCTTCTACTGGTTTATCTTTGAACCAGGTCAGGATACGCTCAAAGATTTTACTTTTTTTGCTTTTGTTGCCGCCTCTACTTTTGCCTCTACTTTTTGCTTTTCTGGTAATAGATTCGGAAATGCTTCTCGAACAATATCTTCTTTTAAAGATTTATATTTGGTTTGTAACTTTTTGTCCTTTGCCAAACACAATGCCTCTGCTTCAGACCAATGTATACCTTCTAACATCTGAATAAACAGTTGTTCTTTTTTATGTCTAGTAAGATTAATATTGGGATCAAGCCAAACATACATACGTCTAAATTCTGCGTATAGATTAGTTTCAGAATAACCTACTGGGATAGTAGTATCCTTTTTGAAGGGAGGTTCCCCTTCGGGTAGATCTAATTTTACAGTTGGATCAAAATTAATCTGCAGCATGCCCTTTAAGATTGGATGATCATAGGCACGTAACACTTTGACCTTAGATTCTTTGCTGCTCGCTTTTTCAACGTCTTCAAATATTTGTGGTATTGTAGTTTTCATTTAAAATTCCTCTATAACTTCTAGCATATTTTTCATTTTATGTTCAACAAAAAAATCTAGTAACTTGCTTTTATCTTTCGATGGGGTATCCTCATACCTATTTATGATAGAATTTTTAATATGATCAGGAATGCAACTAAAACTAACTAATTTTTTATTGCGTTCGTAATTTTTCTTAAATTCTGCATCTTGCGGCATAGCATCAAAATCCTTGTACCAAAGATCTAATTTTTCCTGACGTATTGGTTTTTGTCGTACACCATTCACAATACTATCGTCTGCTGATAGCACATTAGGAATACCGTCACCCTTGTCACCTTTAATGATATGTTCAAAAATATATTTCTCAGGGCTAATATCAGGTTTAACATACTTCCTTTGTATAGGGGAGAACTGTTTTACATTCTCATACTTTTGTAATTGAATAAAGTCATGATCCCCGGATAATACTAGGAACGGCTTAGGTTCATCAAATAAAACACTCTTGGTATCATTAGTCTGAGACCATTCTGCGAGTACAGCAATGATATCATCTGCTTCTGCGCCTGCAACATTAATAACCTTGTATGGAAAGAACACTTCAATTTCACTACGAATAAGATTAATTGCCTCAAAGATTGTTTTCCAATCAAAGCCAGAATCTTCTCTTGCCTTTTTTCTTCCCGCTTTGTAATAAGGAAAATAATCTCTGCGCCAATAGTTTTGATTATCGCATGCGATAACTATCTCGCCAAATTCTTTACCGAATTTTTGTTTATATCCTCGTATAGAATTTAAGATCATATGTCTCAATAGAGGCACTTGAATTTCAATATCATTACGACCACCCACCTCAGCCATTAGATTAGAAATGGCTGTTTGATTAAAGTCAACTACTATCATTATAAGTTTAGCTTTCCTGTGTTTAGTGGACCACGATCTTCCAGTGTAAATATCGTCCCTGTTTTTTGATTGTCTACTTCTATTTTGTAACCACTTGATTTTGCTCCCGCAGCTATTAATTCTTTCTCAACTATTCTAGCTGCAGCAGATGCGTCTCTTGCTTGCACGACTTGCGTAGAAGCAACTGAGCTGCCCGGGCGAGTAACTCTTACTTCATATGCAATAGTAACTGCCTCGACTGCATCAGGATTTTGTGTTGATGCGGAATCTGTTGTCGTCGATGCAACTGCTACTTCCGAGGTTGGTTTAGCTATAAGAGTACCGTCCTCGCTGTCTCTAATAGCTGTACCGTCAAGTGCAGCTTGTTTTGCTGCAACGTATGTGGAAACCGCGGTGGCAACATCCGACTTCATAATTTTTTCATAAACACTGCCAGAACACCCAGATAATAAATTATAAACTATATGATTAATTTGCGCTTCAATTGCTGCCTTTAGTGCCGCCTTATTAATGGAAGTATTGAATAATGAGTTGAATCTTGTAAGTACAGTATTAAAATCATTTAATGCTGTAGTTAATTCATTAATACCCAACCCACTTAACAGTTTTTGTTCAATTGCTCTAATTAAATCTCCTTGTTCAAGAGACGTTATTAATTCTTTTAGATCTATATCTGGAACAGAGTTATTAGGTGTACAACCATTCCCCAATAAATCTTGTAATGAACAACCGCCTGCCGCTTCCGCTCCAGATAAGGTCGCCACTCCCGATAATCTATCAGTAAAATTTTTAAAGGTGTCTAATTTTCCAGAAACAGTATATAATATACTTACCTGCGATGCCAAAGTTGTTTTTTCCTCTGCCGCGGAAGTATAGGGAGAACTTACTGTGAATGACGGGACTGAATTTGCATTTGCAGTCCATTGATCTATAACTGCTATACGAGAATTTAAGGGGGTTAACCTTGATGTAATTGCTGTGTTGGTTGCATACGCAGGAAACGCAATGGGATTTTGAAATAATTGCTGTTGTATTGCTTCTACAAGTTTTTGCGCATTTGTAACATCTGTACCTGCAGCATTAATGGCATTTGTAACTCTATCTATTAGTGCTCTAATTTCTGTAAGTCCACCAGGAATTCCTAGACCAACTGCTACTTGTCTAGAACCCTGTATTGTTGATGTGTATAATTGTTCTAATGGATTACCGCCGATTTGCGATAAAACAATTTTTATAAGTTGACAATAACTTAAACTAATACCTGCCATATGTTACCTCGTAATTTTTAGG